GACCATTTTCACAGATTCAAAAATGGCCTGGGTCATTAGTTTTAGGCGGTCCGTAATTGCTGGTAGGATGGCGAGTATCTGCCCCCAGCCGTCGAGAATGGCCCCAAGCCACATGCCGATAAATTTCAAGGGGGCTTCAAACGCCATCACGGTATCTACTGCAACTTCCGTAATGTTCTTTATGTCCTGCCAGCCCCGGTAAACGACCGTCTTAAGGGTATTAGCATTTTTATTTAAGGCGGAATTCTGATCGAGAGCATTAAGTGTGATCTGCTTACCCATGGCGATGATATCCATATACACAGGGGCTATCATGCCGCGTAATACTTTGTTATATAGTGTGGATAACGTAGTACCTACAGCCGCCCATGTATTTTCAAGATCCTTCGCGCCCTCACTAAACCCCTCGAGTAGTGCGCCAACCGATTCTATTAGAGTGCCTTGTTCTCTCCATAATTTTATATTTTCTTTAAGGTTGCCCCCTACTTTTTGTTTTAATAAAAGAGCAAGTGAATCCGTATGTCTTGTTTGGCCGGTCATTAGTGCCCGCATCTCCTGCCCAAACTGCGCAGCCTGATTTTGGAAGCTACCAGTAACAGCCGCCAATGCATTAGCAATAGCAAGAAACCCAGTCATCTGCTTTTTATTATTTATGTCAAGCAAAATGCCCTGATGGGCCATGGTCTCGACCATTGTCATCAGATTGTCGCCCGTGGCAATAGTTTGGGTGTTCAGTTCTTCCATTTTCAAAACGAGTTGACCGGAATAATTAAGGGCCTGTTGATATGTGCCGGCAAGATCCTTATCGGCATCTTTGGCAAATGACGTGATTGTGGCAGCCAGAGACGCAGTGGAAAGTTTCATCTGCTCCATGGCCTGAAAGCCGTCATAGCCGACTTTAGCAATGGCGGCACCGAAGGCAACAGCCGCAGCAGCGGCCTTGGTGAACGTTATGCTATCAATCCCATGCTGGATTCTGACGGCGGCTTTTTCAGTAAGCGTTTTTGCGTCCGCAAGGTCGCGTTTATACTGATCAGTTTTAGCTCTAACGCTTACATATATGCCGCCGAGTTTAGCCATTCTTTAACCTCTTTATTTCGAGTACTTTATTTCGTGCCGTTTGGATTAAATCCAGACAGTAAAGCCGGTCTTGTGCGTTAATCCCGAGCATGCCCATTATTCGAAAAGGGTCTACATTTTCAAGCACATTGAAAACCCTCCAATATGTTTCGTAAGGCAGTGTGTTCTCGGGCATTAACCAAGGGAGGCATTTTCCGCAGTCTGGCTCGTCTCCGTACATCTTGTGGGTTGCTCTGCATTGCTCACAGTTGGTTTCGCTGGTTGCGATACAGAACTCCGTAAGTTTTTTTGCTGATCTTCCTTTTCTTTGGCAATATCGGCCGCAAGTTGATCACGAAATTCTTTTACAATGTCGTCAAATCCTTCGATTTCACCGGAGCACCTCATGATGTTATCGGGCGTGCACTCCATGGGGTTGTCGTCCCTATCAAAAAAGTTCTCCCAGTCAATAACAGCCGTTGTAAGCAGCAGCCGCCTGTTTAACTTCGCATCGCTATTCTGTGTGATAATGGGCTCAATTTTGCCGTTTTGCCCGGCGACAGGTTTGTAAATTACATCTTGGGAAAATGCCTTGTCAGTAATGTCCGATAACTCCCCGGGCGTAATGTGGTGGATTTTTATCCTGCCGCCGTCCGGATCATTCGGGATGTCGAACCACCGATCAGTGATTTTTGTTATTCTCATGGATCTTGCTCCTTAATCTATTAATTCGTAATTTTCTTCAAAGAGTGCCGAGCTATACGGATGGTACTGCCCGTTAAGGTCGCGGACTATGTAGTCCCCCTCGCGGCAACGTAGGTCCCCGCATACCGTACGCACATATAGCCACCCGTTAATCTCCCTCACATTTCTAAGGACTTCCTCGGAAAAGACGTTAAGTGCCTCTAAGTCCCCTCCATACATTACTGCATCCACTATTGCGGGTTTTCTTCTGTATTTTGCCATAATTCTCGCCCCGTTTTCCCGCCCCGCTAGTATATAAATGGGGTGTAGCGGCGGAGCGAACCGCTAAACCGGGAGGCAGCCCGGCCACCCCATATTTATAGCTAAATTAACCTCATGGCTCCTACTATCTTACCACTAAACTCAATTTTTGCCAAGTCCGCCTTGTCAACAGTGATTGTCGGCTCGGAAAAAATCTTAATGTGACTGATCACAGAATTAGCAGGGAGGCCCCCACCTTCGGCCGTCGTGGAATTCGGTGTGTAATAACTCGTGTCATCGACATAGAAGCGGATGTCGGTCAAATCCGATTTAAGCCAGTAGGCGTCTCGAATTAAATCCTGACCGGACACGTCGTCTTTTTTATAGTTGCCAGAAAACGTCACATCAGCCGCTGTCCGTAATCCGCGCAATAGCTGTTCGTCCTCATCGCAAAACTCAGTGTCATCAAGCTGGGCGTACGCCCCGCCAGAAAACGACCACGTACCCATACCGAGAATTTTGTCATCCCCGATAGTGACTTTCATACATATACCTACTTTTGACTCAAATGCCATTTTTACCACCTCGCAGTAATTTACTGTATAGCTTGTAGGTGCCCCAGTCCGTTGCCATCAGTGTTAAGTGTTTTATATCTATACCACAATCAACTACAATTTTATAGCCCCGCCGTTTGAGTTTGTCACAGAAATTGATATCCTCCCCCACGGCCTGGCCGTTATCACCTGTTTTAAATTCAAACCATTTTTCAGGGATCATGTCAATGAAGATCGTTGAGTCATAAAGTATGCAGCCGGTCCCTGTGAAATCTACTTCAAGCTCATCCACAAACGACCCGTCCTCAAGCTGAACGCGATCATCTGGTATCTGCTTCAATTTACCCAACTCACCTTCGAGTAGCAAGGGGTCAAAAGGGGCGTATCGTCTATGGACCCGGGCGCCGACAACCGGCCTATCATGGGACAACATTTTCTCTATCATGCCGGTGGTCTGATACATTTGGTCAGTATCCATCATAAGCACATGGGTGCAGCCGGTTTCAATGGCCTGCTTGACAAGATCATTTCGGGCGGCATCCACTTGACATGGAAACCGGGGCATAAAGACATCAAAGGAAATAGGCTTTCCGGCATTCACAAGTGAGCTGGTGTATTCGGTAATGACTTTGATGAAGGAAAAAAAGAATTGTGAATAAACCCACTGATCAGTTAGCGGCAGACATATCGCAAGTTTAGTACCAAACCGATCCGCCATTCTTGCCCGTTTACGCCGGCAGTATGTTTGATAATCTCGCTGAACCTTGCCATCGTCATAGGCCCGTTGGTAGCCCTCATCATATTCAGCCGTTTTATTGACCGGGTGGTTATGTGTGATCAGGGACTTTTCAGCATAAACCCATCGGCCTAATTCTTCGGCAATATCCTTGAGTTCATTATCACAATAGCAGTGTTCGTATTCTGTCGGGAAAAACCGGCCTCCCGGGATGTGTTCAAGCATCTTTCTGTGCGCCATCCAGTGTGCCTGAGGATTTCCGTTCATTGTGTTATTATCTTGGGTATTGAGCCCAACAACACCCCAACCGTCCGGCAGGCCTTCCATAGCCTCCAGGGCGTATTTTAAAAAGTCTTTTTCCGGTAGTGCGTCATCTCCGAGAAACATAACCCAATCATACTGGGCCATAGCTACAAGTTTCTCCACCATCTTAGGGCACCCAACGCCGTCAATGTCCTTCTCCACAACTATTTCGTATTGATCCGTAGGTACGCCGGCATTTCGGTCAATAGTCTCAACACATTTGGCCACCTTTTCGGGTCGAATGACCGGGATAATTATTGATACTTTATTTTGCCCCATTAGTCTTAGCTCCTTCTTAATAACCCAAGTCCGCACGGTTTATGCGTCTCAGAAAGGAATTTTTCTACCACCCACCCGCCATCGCACTCAAGATCCTGTAGGACGCGCTTGACAGACGGGGCGATTTCAATATCGTGCAGAATTAAAAAACCATCATCCGCCAAAAAAGGCGCGTAATTTCCGATATCCGCCATGAGCCCGATATAACTGTGGTCGCCATCAACCATAATGGCATCAAATTTATACCCAAGATCGCCGATACCCGCTATTATACCGGGTTCTTGCGAGTTACCGATAAATTCTTTTACTTTAGCCGCCACATTCTTGAGGTTTTCCTGCCTCAGTCCGTGTTTTGGGTGCCGGTTATCATCGATAACGACCAAATTATCCAAATCAAATACGTGGTCAAAAAGAAAAGATGTGCCCCCGGCGGCCGATCCGATTTCAAGAAAGTTTTTAATTTCTTTTCCAGAGCCTATTATCGCATTAATGCACGGGGCTATTTCATCCGGGACTTGCTGGATGTTAATCCCGCCTTCAAAAGTTCCTCCGAATACTCGCAGGCTATCCGAACCTAACGCTTCTACTTCTTTTACTGTTATTTTTTTCATTAACAATCGCTCCTAATAAATTTAATAGCGCCCTTTTTAATAGTGGTTCTTAATTGTGCATTCTTGCCCGTAAGTTTACGCCCTAAACAATCCGTCATAAAAAGGTACTTGCCGTTTTCATCTGTTTCATAAACACAATAACGCCCCGAGACATCATCCGCCCAAATACATTTTTGAATATATTTCCCTGTATTAAGGTTCTTTATTCTATAAAATTTAGCGTCCCTATTCTTCCTGGCGTGTAAGTACATTTAACAATCGCCCCTTTGCTTTTCTAATAAAACATCGTAAGTGATGCCGTATCCTTGTATGGGCGGCACCTGGCTAAAATCGTTATTGGGAAGAACCGTATCTCGTTGAAATTGTAAATGGCTCCACCCGGTCACTGTTAGGCGACAATTGTCGAACATGGTTTTCAGTGATTCAAGTAGCTCCCCAGCCTCAAGCGCCGAATTGTTCTGACTGAAGATGTTAAATTGGATCGTGAAATCCTCATGCTCGTCTGTAAAATCAAGATCATTAATATCATCAACAGAGAAATAAACACAATAAGGGAAAACGGATTCTTGAGGCGCAACATTATGGTACATCCGGCCAGATACGCCACTATAGAACCCGGTCGTAGTGGTGGCGCTAAAATAGTCGTAAATGCCTTTAAATAGATTGTTCATAAATTGTCTACCTCATCTTGGAACATTTTATTAGCCTTCCGCCTGTTCTGTTTATACGCGGGTCTTAAGTATGGTTTGGCGACATCTTTAAATGTGCCCATTTCAAGGAAACTTGCGTGATAAGGCGGCCTCCAATTCTTAGGCCCCTGACAGTACACTATGTAGCCGCCCAATTTGTATTTACTTTTTTCCACATAAAACTGGCTCAATAACCCACGTTCCGTTGTGGTTGTAGCTTTTTGTTTCAAAATTTTCTTCGCGTCGGCCATAACCTCTTTCGCCATAGTTCGGCAAACATTCTCCATGCGGTCTTCGGTTTCTGCAAGAATTTTGTCCCCGAACCATTCAATAGCCATTATACCTGTTCCGATACGATAAAATCAAGTTGTCTGTTACGCTCATCAAGATTGATAGGAGCCCCCAAGATATTAAATATCCTGGAACCAAAGACGATACGGTTTTTAGCTGTAATTCCGGGTCTATACCTTATCCGGACCCTATTAGTGGCCAAAGACTCCAGTTTCATTGCATCAAGTTGCTCTTTGGACGATAACGGCCATATGGCCGCTGGAACTGAATCCATGCCTGTTATAGCGGCCCATGATGGCGTAAAACCCCCCATTCCGTCCGGAACCTGGGTTTGCTCCTGAATACTTACTCTATGTCTTAAATTCCCAGCCTTCATACGATCCACCCAAATAGCTTATGCGGGAAAAGCAATGCGTCAATAGTGTTGAATTTGGTGTGGTTTATGCCAAAATAGTTGACCTCCCTGTACTCAAACATGTCTGAAATCATAATTTTTATGGCCTGTTTAATCGGGTCAGGAACTGTCGGCCCCATACACGTCCACACTGCTGTGCCGTCCGTGACTGTCCCGCCAACTGTCAAGGGCCATGTCGGTTCTGTCGCGGCCGTAGTCCCGGCCGTAGACGCATAGTAAACAAGCCCATTTTCACTAACCGGTATTACCCGATCATCTTCCGAATAAGCGGTTTCTTTTACCCAAGTATCCCCGGCATAATACCCGCAGGTAAACTCTATTTCAATGGGGCTGCTCGGATATAGTGTCGCTGTCGGCCATATCTTCTCATATCCAAGCACGATGCGGCCCGGCTCACTGTCCGTATCGACAATATACCCCCCCGTATCCCAGGTGGTTTCGCTACCCGCAGAATCGGTATATTTGATGCTCGTTACGCCCTGGAGCCGCCCAAAAGGCAGCCTTATGCAATCACCTATCGGCCAGCCATCAAGATAGTATCTCCAGGTCTGAGTTACCAACCGCCGGTGTAGGTACTGTTCCGCTCTGGCCGTTGCTGCCGCAATCAATGCGCGGATGTAAGTGTCATGCGCCGTGTCGGTATCGTCAACCTCACATTGTTTCTTAGCTTCAGCGAGTGTGACTGGGTGGCGCGCCGGGGCTGTTAAATTTTGGATCTTCATTCTTTCTTTCTCCACCACTTAAAGAACCGATATAGCCAATGCACTATCTGACACAATACGAGGACTGTTGAGAAAAAGATCAACAGATCAGACGGGTTTTCCGGTATATGTCCTATAGCAATTCCAATCGCCCCAGTGGGGCCGGATGCATTATCAACAATATGCTTCATTAACTTCTCCATGGTTATGGACTAAATACTCGCCCTTGTGCCCGTATTCTAAAATTTGTTAACGCAGATATGTTATCCTGCACCATCACTTCTATGTTCTGCAGTGGATCATCGCCGTCAATCTCGATAACCATTTCAGCTTTTGTAAGGGACCATCTGCCTCTCAACCCGTATTCGCCCGCAGGCGCTTTATCAGAGTATTCAACATCATACATATCGAGTTTTATGTCCCCATTATTTTTCCAATTTGAAAGCACAACTGTACGACCCGCTGACGATGTAGTTCTTATAGCAACCCCGTTCGTTAAAGAACTCACGCCCCCAAATAGCCCGTCATCCATAGGCGAACCATCTGCAATGGATATGAGGAACCTTGTTATCTGCCAAATAGTAGAACTTGGTGGGCGGATAACGAAAGATACTGGAGCAGCTAAATTTCCTGCAACGGCCATGTTTGATACGACCTCACAAATGGTTGTACCTACCGGGTAGTCATTAGCGATAGGCCTATCCAAAGTAAGAACGTTCCCGGCTATGGCGGTTATTCGTAATAGGCCGATTTCCTGCGTAGCCTCCTCACAAACCTTAAGATCGTTTCCGACCGTAAATAGTGCCCCATTAACCACTGTTAGAGAGGTATCCCCGGCGGACGCTGCCACGGTTAAATCTGATTCAACTCCGGTTTTACGATAAAAAGTTTCGTTTACTATTTTTCTATGGACCCATGCGGAATTTACATTCATGACCTCACGATAGGACGATACGTTTTCCACTTCCCCGGTAAGAGAGCTAACAGCCTTTAATCTTGAGTTGACATCGCGGGCCTTAAATATAATGAGGTTGGATAAACATACGGGGTCCGCAGTATGAAATTCTATAATAACCCCATTTATGGCAAGCGGGGGCATTTGCGCAAGATAACTATTCCGTTTCGTGCTATCCGCCGACAGGTCTTCTGTGTGCCTGCATTCGTTTGTATGGTCCTGTAAAACCAGATTTTTATAGACTTAGGGTTCGCGGCAGATGTGTCCGAATTTATACTTTTAAGGGAATTAAAATAGTCTGTTACTGCCCCAGAGAAACCGCCGTTATCTGAATTCGCGACATCAATGTCTTTTGCGTAGACACTGTCGCCATCCATAGGTGTCGGATATTGAACGTCGTTTTTATTATACCACGTGTCATCGGCAAGATTAAAATATGATATCCTACCGGTATCGACCTCACGGAAACGGGAGCCGTTAGGGACATCGGTCCCGCCCGCGATTGTCGGTTTAGTTTCGGACGATAGGCCCGAAAAGTTTTTTATTGTGGTTTCAACAATGCTCATCTACACAGTTGTTCCCTGGACCCACACATTGATATTTCCAGCGCCCGAAGCGTCCGCAGTAAGCGCCGTATTGGCGGTTAGCTTTATGCCCTGGGTTCTGCCGGTCATTGGAAAAGACATGGACTGCCCGGCGGCAAAAGTTACCGGGCCTATAAGCGCGGTTGTTACCGCCCCGGCGGTTTCACCCTCCCCAATAGTAATGGAAATAGCGGAGTCGGTGGAAACCACAAGATGTTCGATTACAAGAGAAGATCCGGCCCCAGGCGCGGCAATGATCTCTTCGCACCCAGAGGCGTCAGCGGAGTTAGCATTATAAATCCAACCGGCAGATACGGGGCTCGGACTCGTTACTGTAATAGCCATTCGTCACCGCCTTATGACCTGTTCGAAAATATTTTTACGTAATCAATATTAATGTCACCCAGGCCCGTACCAGACGCCTTATCCAATGAGAAGTACGGCTGCATCTGTTGTTCAGAGGCCGTAAGGTTCGACATGTCAAAAGTGGTGCTGGACGCGACCCGGGTTCCATCAATAAAAAACTTAACATCGGTCAGGTCTGTGAAATCGATTCGGAAAATATTATATGTTCCGGCTACGACCGTAACGCCGGTAGCAACATCATCGTTATCGTTTGTGGTGTCGTCGGTTTCGACCTTGCAGGCCATGGATGCGTCGAACCGAAACCAGGCATGTTCTGTAACTGAATCTTTATCAAGATTGTGATCTCCACACATACCAAATACAGCACAAACACCTGTTCCTGGGGCTACGGCCATATCCACACGGGTTTCAAAAATGAGGCCCTCGCCCACATCAAAAGTCTTGTTGTCGTTGTGGTAGAGAACTACGTCCTCTGCTTCATCGTCGGCGGCCAGGTGAAGCAGGAACTGGTCTTTATCAGCTACCACGGCAACCGTCGGGTTCGTACTGGCACCTACCTCAATTGTATTCCAAATCATCGTGCCGTCAAAAACAGACCCACCCGCTGCGCCTTTAAATTCTTCCACAAACTGTTTAGGGTAGGAGTTCATCAAGGTTTCAAAAGTGACATCGTCATAAAAGACCTGTTTGCCAGTCCCCATCCAATTGTATTTACATCTCGTTCTTCCCATTTTTTACCTCGCTTTATTAGCGCCCTTTCGGGCAAGGTTTGATTTTTCCGCTTTTTTAGGTTTCCGGGAAACCGCCCGTTCGACTTTGACGGGCTCTTTTTTCTTTAATTCCTCGATCTTGGCCTGTTCTTCTTCGTATAGTTCGTCGAGATATTGCTGATGCGTGATCGCGGTCCCTTCCCGGCAAAAACGCCTTGCAAGTGACCTCTCAACATAGCCGGACCAACCGATTTTATATCCGTCCTTGGCTTTTTTAAAGTGGATGTGCATTGTCATTTTTTGCCCTCCTTTGGGTAGGGCGCTATAAAAGCCGCCCCGTCAAATTATGCAAGAGCAGTTAAGGAGCGATTACCGGTATACCTGGGTTCAAGGATCGCGACAACAGATACATTACCCGTAGCGCCCGTAAGTGTGTCAGGGAAGGTCAACGTCAACCACTCTTCGCCATTCGCCACGTCCATGTCGGAACCGTCCACTTCCACAACTAACATATAGTTATCATATGTGGCGTGGGCAACGCGGAGCGCGGCACTCGTAGCGTCGGCGGCGAGTACGTCACAATTGGCGGACCCGGCAGCGGCCCCCATAAATGCGTAATGGAATGTCAGGGCGGAAGTCAGGGCAGCATCGGTAGCACCAGAATAAACTTTAACATCATGGTCCGCACCACCAATGGTCTGATAATTAATGAGAAAAGTAGCATGGTGAAAACCTTTCATGTTAATCGAATCACAGGGGTTCGTGGCCGAACCGGCAAGATCCAGGTCACTCGCTATTGGGACAACTTTGTAATTCTCGGGGAATTTCATTTTATTACCTCTAATTAAGTGTTGTTAATACCTCTTTTGTTAACTCTTCACGTTTTGGCATATTTGACACCTCCTTTTTCTATTGTAGTTACGGGGGTATCACCGTAAACAACAAGGGGTGTCAAACACTATAAGCCATTTTGTCACGAACGGTCTTCCAGGGCCACCCAATGAGAAAGGGTATTAGTGCCTTTATAAGGCGTGATAGGCGAACCTAACATTGTTTGCCCGTCATAACGATAAACAAAACGAAACACTTGTTCGTCATATATAAATCTGACGTGCATAGATACGTCATTCTGAATGCCGCCCTTATCAATGGCTACATACTTGCTGAAATCGCACAGCATAATATCGCCTTTAGTGCCGACACTCTCACATTGTTCAATAGGCACCACCGGGCGACCAAACAGTGTGGCGTAAGGTGAAGCAGAAGCACCACCAGCAGGCATATAGACAGGAACGCCTCCGGTGCCGACGGCCAGGGACATGCGTCCAAGCTGCGGTTCACAATCTTGATTAATTACGAATATTGAATTTGGCCTCGAAGATGCAAGAAGCCTCGACCACATATTCTGAATGTTCTCAAAAAGAACCGTACCTGCCGCCTGCCCAGTTTCCTTGCTAACAGTGACCAAGCTCCCAGAATTAAGAATGCCGAGGGGCTGGCCAGCACCCGTACCCCGGATAATGGCGTCTGTAATCTTAAAGTTAAATTCGTCCCGGAATCCAGTGCTGATAGTCTGTGCCAGTGCCTGGGCGTCGTCCATCAACTCGTCCGTAGCGTAACAAAGGCCAACCAATTTATTCAGGCTGAGATCGATCTGCCTAAATCTAGGTTTAGAGCCGGTCTTTTCGGCCGCTTCAGCTTTCCAGTAAGCCACGATGCCGCCGGCCCGAGAGCCATTAACCCGGCTGGTTTCATCCAGGCCGTTGATTTTAATACCGTTCTTATTGCCGGACAGGGTCATTTTATTAACCCTGGGCAGAATCATTCCGGTATTCCAAGTCTCTTTCAGGAGTTCAGTAGACATTTCTTTATCGACAAGAAACCCGCCGTCAGAGGGGATGCCCTCACTCAGGCCACTTGCGGCACGGGTAGAGAGCCTGGGATCTACGGCCTGTCCTGGGGTCCCGGCCCGCATTACCGCTTGAAGGAATTCGCCACGGGAAGCAAAAGAGTCTTTTTTTCTCTGCCTATCCTGGTCTCTTTTAGTATCCACAGGTGTTTTATCCGGGGGAGTGTCGGATCTCCGGGCACGGTCAATGGTATTTTGTGTTCTGATCTCAAGGGCAAGCTCCGCCTCAAGTGCATCAATTTTATCAAGTTTTTCATTGGCCGCCGCCCTCTCTTCCGCACAAGGTTGTCTATTTTCAGACGTGCAGAGTTCACGCATTGCCGCCAGTTCCCTCATTACAATCGCAATATCTTCTTTTAAAGCCGTTACCGTTTTCATTTTTCAAGCCTTTCTATAACTTCGTTTATTCTGTCAAGTACATCATCTCTCGTTCCGTCCGGCCCGTCTGCAATCGTAGGATTGTCTCGATCCGGTAATGTCCGGTCAGATCCAGGGAGCGTAGGCTTTATATCTGATCGTTTTAATGCCTCATCCACGAGTTGGGTGAGGGCGTCTATATCTTCAAAGGAGTATTTTACCCCCTTTACTTCTATTTCGATTGCCTCCAGAGGTTCCGGAGGCCTTTCTTTAGCTGCGTCCATGGATCTTAAAGCCACGGTGGTATCGTTGTATGCCGGGTAAGTCACGGGGCCTACATCGAAAATGGCATCAAATTCCGTAATTGTCCGGGTCGGTTTATCGGTATCAAGACCTTTCCATTCATCAGCAAGAATATTAAAAGCAAATGACTGGCCATCCAGCAACCCGAGTTCAACTTCCTTGGCGATTTCCCGATAGTTAAGCGTATCAATAGGTGTTGCCTCCATTCTTACACCCCGCTCATCCTCCACGAGCGTGAGATTGACGCCGGATCTGGCAAATATGAGGGATGGATCATGGTTTTTCAATCCGCGTATATCTGATTTTTTTAGGGCCTTTGTGGCCGCACCCGGAGCGATACGCTCAATAAACCCCATATCTTCGGAATCTTTATTGTAAACGATAGGGTATCCGTAAATACTTTTCACGGTCCCGTCGTCCCGGGTCTCCACCTTAACCGGAGTCCTTATCGATCTAATTTCCTTTTTATTTGACATATCCCTTTCCTTCCATTGTGTCTGACACACTGCGTACCGCTGCTTATTATCCGGGTACTCATCATTCATTGTGTCATTGCCCATACATCTATCTAAAAAATCGTCTTTTGTTTCATTTTTTCTTGGTTTCGGTATCGGCATAAATAAACCCCTTGACACAATCACACTATTGACATATAACAATCGCAGTTATGCACGACTATGTTTTCCGCAATAAATAAATTACTTTCAGTATGGAGGTTATAAACCAAACCATGAAAAGCATTATTCTCAATCCTGACGACTTCGTCACGCAATATATTAACGGGGAGTCCGTCTACTCCATTTCTAAAAGGCTCAAAGTCTCCCGTGCCGTTATCAATAAGAACCTTCTCAGATTCGGAATCAAACATAGGGGCCAAAGTGAGGCCGGGCGCATCAACTGGGGCAAAATGACCGCCGCCCAAAGAGCGCAGCAGGTCTCTGCCGCCCATAAGGCCACTCTCGGAAGGAAACCGAGTTTTAACGAACTCTGTGAATCCGCCAGAACTCGCGAAGCTAAACTGCTCGGAATCTCTGAGACTGAGATTAAATTCTCTAAGCTTATGAAAAAGGCCGGGATTCCTTTCAAGCAACAAACTGCCGTCGGCCCTTATAATTGTGATTTCACCATTGGAGATGTCGCCCTCGAAATCTTCGGGGGCTGCTGGCACTGGTATGGCAATCATCTTTCCAGAGTCAATAAACGTTTTCGCTACATCCTTAATCAAGGCTTCCATATTCTCGTTGTCACTGATTATGGAAATGTCCCGATCGGGACTGACAGCCTGGAATACGTGATTTCCTACCTCGATTTTGTCAGCAGACA